ACACCTCGCCAGAAGCAAGAGCTTTGGAATGCTCTCTGCGATGAGCTTGAGGAAAATACTAAGGCTGAGAAAGCAGCTGAAGTAGTCGCTATCGAGAAGTTTGAAGCTCGTGTTCAAGATATTATTGAGTTAGGTGCTGGTAATCGTACTAACGCTCTTTTGTGGATGTCTGGTACAGAGACATTCTATAGTGCTCAATGTGTTGAACATTTTGTTTGGGAGCAAGGTATTTTGTTTACTGATTATGGTAAGCAGTTAATAAAGGATCTCTGCGAGATCGTAGAATATAAGGAGTATAATTATGGATAATAAGGCTTTGTATTGGAGAGTGGAAGCTTATACTTTTAAAGATGGTGAATATGAGCTACAGGAGTTTGGAACAGGATTTAAATATGATCAGGCTCGTTCTTATTATTGGAGTCTGTACGATTCCAATAAATTTGCTAAACTCCAAATGACTCGTCTTGATGAAGGCCAAACATGGTCAATTTTAGGACCGGAGGCTGCATGACTCCCATTGAAATATTTGAATATAAGCAACGCTGGAAAAGGGATGGAGGTGGATATTCAGTCCGTCTCCATTCTGATCTAGGCTTGCAAGGTAAGGATTTTTGTAAGGTAATGATGATGAAGCAGCAGTGGGATATGACTGGCTGGACTGCTGTCTATGAACACACATTTCATTTTGAATATAAGCAAGATGCTGATATGTTTCGAAATAAATTCAAAAAATATGCAGATAAATGAATTTGCCGGGGTGCAATTTGATGTCAGATGAACTATATTAAATATATAAGGAGAGATGATATGATGATAACTAATGATATTCAAGATACCCTAGTAATGCAGAAAAAGCTTTCTAGCCTGCTGCGTCGTTCTAATACCTTTGGTATGTCTAAGTCGGACATTCAGGTCGAGCTGGATATGATTATCTCTGATCTTATCTCAAATGTAAATCGTATTGAAAAAGAAATGAAGGAGTCTATATAATGGCACATGAAGTAGAAATGATTAACGGTCAAGCTCAAATGGCATATGCTGGAGAAAAGCCTTGGCATGGATTGGGTGTAGAGGTCTCTAATGATCTTACTCCAGCTCAGATTATGGCTAAAGCTGGCTTGGATTGGCAGGTTGAGAAAATGCCTCTATCCTTTACTAATCGCGGTGGTAAGCTGCAATCAGTAAATAAGCATGCTTTGGTACGTTCTCATGATAGTAAAGTACTAGATGTTATTGGTGATGATTGGAACCCTGTTCAGAACGCAGAAGCGTTTGAGTTCTTCAGTGAGTATGTACTTGCTGGTGATATGGAAATGAATACTGCTGGATCTTTGAAAGGTGGAAAGAATGTATTTGCCCTCGCTAAAGTTAAAGAGTCTTTTGATATCCTTGGACAAGACCAAGTCGACTCCTATCTACTGTTTAGCAATCCTCACGAATATGGTAAGGCTGTTGATGTTAGGTTTACTCCCATTCGTGTTGTATGCAATAATACATTAACCTTCTCTTTGCAGTCTTCTTCTAAGAACTTCGTTAAGGTTGGTCACCGTTCTAAGTTTGACGCTGATATGGTTAAGCAGCAAATGGGTATTGCTTCTGAGAAGTTTGCTCAGTATAAAGAGATGGCTGAGTTCTTATCTACTAAGCGTTACTCTACCGAGTCTCTTATACAGTATTATAACGAGGTATTCCCATTTACACATAAGCAGGCCGAAGCTCCTACTAAGGTAGAAGATCTTTCCAAGAATGCCAAGGCTGCTATGGATTTGTTGTATACCCAACCTGGTGCCCAGTATGGTGAGGGTAGCTGGTGGCAGGCTCTTAACTCTGTGACCTATCTTACGGATCATAAGATGGGCCGTTCGGCCGATACACGTATGCAGTCGGCATGGTTTGGTATCAACCAATCTCGTAAGCTGAAAGCGGCCAATAAGGCAGTAGAGTTTGCAACAGCTGTGTGATATACATAAAGATTGGATTGAGTTCTTTGACCAGAACTCAATCCACCTAGAGCGCCAGGAACGATATCATGAATACATTCTACGAAAGACCAAAGAATGCTCTGAAGGAAAGAGTCTACCCATCAGAGGTGATTCAGACGAATAATCATTTCTTGGTGGGGTTTGTTTGGGAAAAAATTGGTTCTAAGGGAAATAAATATAGTATTACAATGTTCAATAAGGGTTTTGCTTGTAGTTGTCCGGCCTGGAAAAAATGCAAGCATATAACTGCTGTCGAAGAACAATTGGCTTATGAAGGAGATTATGCTACATGAAGAATATCAACTCATCTAAAGAACCCACTCTATTGGGTGTCATAGAAAACAGCGAAGATATATTTCGGGTTTCTAAAATGGTTGACAATATAAATCAGGATCTGATAGATTCGGGGTTTGACCAATATCAATTTATTACGGTACAGAGAGGCAAAAAACTTTATATTGAACGCAGCGAAGGCCCTTAGGGGCCTTTTTAATTATATAAATATAGTAAAAGCTGCAGATGGTGTTTTAATGAAAAGTTTTAAATTTACGGAAAGTTTACTAACTGAGTCCTCTAATTATGAGTTGGGTGCGGCGTATGAAACCGCCACGGCCCTTCACCTGCATAATTCTACACATTCCGAAAGAAATACATCACCTGAACATTTAGAACGCATAAAGAAGATGAAAACCCTTCATGATGAAGCCATGTCTAAATTTCCTCCAGAGAAGCAAAAAGAAATTATGCAACGGGGCAAAGACTCAGCTAATGCCTATATTAAATCCCTCAAGACAAATCATGGTATCAATACTCACGATGTAGAAGAGGTGCATCATACCTATGCGGGTATTGATTCTTTGGTTGGTAAGAAGGTTTCTCAACACATGAATCCTCATGACATAGCCATCAAGACTAAAGATGGCAAATTGCATGGAGCTTCCCTTAAATTCTCTCCTGGAACACTCTCTAATAATCCCACCAAGGCATTTGATAAGATGTCGACAGAAATGGGTATTAAGACAGATACTCATGGTGTTTGGGACCATCATTCGGGTAAGGCGGGTCTAAGTGGCATGACCAAGAAACAGAAGAAAGAAGTTAGGGACAACCCCGAAATTAAAGATGCTAATATGGAAGCCAAGAAGCAATCGGCCCTACACCACACCGATGCTTGGAATAGTGCTAAGCACGAAGATCATAAAAAGTTTTTACAGCATATCACCAAATCTGATCCTCATATTCCATATGATTATGTTGTGGGTCATAAGGGTGGTACGGCCGAACCAATTAAGGATAAACATATCCACAAGTTGATTGCAAACGCCAAATCTTTGAAGGCTACACATAATGGAACTAACCTAGTTCATATTAATGACCATGAAGGTAATCATGTCATGACATTTGAACACCGGCCAACACATGGATCATTTATTTCTACTCAAGTAAATGCAAAGTATGGTTCGGGAAAAGCAAAGGCAAGGTAATCTAATGGCTGTAAGTAAGTATTTTTCAAACACATATATATCTGAGGCTGTAGACTTATCTCAGGGTGAGTTACAAGGCGCTTCATATGTTGATAAGTTTGGATACAATAGCGCACTTGGTAATACTTACGAAACCATTTGGAGTGGCAACAACATTTACACTTACATAGCTTCTGCAGGAACAGCTACTGTGACAAGTGGAGATACTAATGATAATGGTGGAACAGTTCTTGTCCAAGGATTAGATGCAGCGTATAATGAAGTTTCAGAGACTCTTACTATAGGTGGATCTGCAGGCTCTGTTCAGTTCTACAGAGTACACAGAGCATCGCTTGAAACAGCAAACACTGGTGATGTAAACCAAGGAGCTATCACAGTAACCGTTGATTCAAAATCAGCAGCCATCATACCGGCAGGTTATGGTCAGACGCTGATGTGTTTATACACTGTTCCAAGAAGAAAAAAGGGGTATCTATTTCAATTAGATGTTGGATGTTCAAAAGATCTAGAGCTAGAAGTTAAAATACTTGTAAGAAATGGTTCAACTAATGTTTGGAACACAAAGTCATTTATTACAACCCGTGGTGGGTTTTTAGAAAAGAACTTTTATATTCCTATAGAAATACCAGCAACAAACGATATTGAAGTTAGAGCAAAGGCAAGCGCTACTTCTGCAGTTAGTGCAGGATTTGAACTTGTATTGGTGGACAAATAATGAATTTTAAAGAATTTATAACCGAACAAAAAAACACCCATATGACTCATATTGAGGACAAGGTAATCTATGGTGGTGTTAATGGTACTCGCCAGGCTATTCTTGCCTTACGTGAACTTAGAGATATGCTGAAGGGAGAACATAATGGATCTGTCAGTGTTAAGTGGGACGGAGCACCTGCCATCTTTGCTGGCATTGATCCCCGCGATGGGAATTTCTTTGTTGCTAAGAAGGGAATCTTCAATAAAGATCCTAAGGTCTACAAGTCTGATGCTGATGTGGACGCTGACGCTTCTGGTGATCTTGCAGCTAAACTTAAACTTGCTCTTAAGTATCTTCCAGCATTAGGAATCAAGGGTGTTATTCAGGGTGATTTTTTATTTGGCCCTGGAGACGTAAAGACCGAAAAGATCAAGGGAGAGTCTTATGTTACATTTCATCCTAATACTATCGTCTATGCGTTGCCAAGCCAGTCGGCTGGAGCTAAATCTGTTAAAGCATCAAAAATTGGAATTGTCTGGCATACAACCTATAAAGGTAACTCCTTCGATTCTATGCGAGCTTCGTACGGAGTTGACGTATCCAAACTTAAGCCAACCAGAGCTGTGTGGTCACAAGACGCAATGCTCAGGGATCTAACCAATGTTACTATGAGTAAGAAGGATACAGAGTATGTTAA